GCCATGCAAGCGGGCTAAATAGCTCCGCATCACGCATTACTGCGTCCTTGATCTCAAGGAACTCTGGAGTCGGGATAACATACTGGACACGCTTGCGTCCTTCTTGCCGCATGTCTTTTGTGAACCACCCGCTACTCTGCATGATGCAATCAAGTAGCCAGCCTCCAAGTTTAATGCGATTAGCTCTGCCCCATGTGTCCCACTGTTTAACTTCATAGCGATTCATCAAAGTACGAATAACTACTAGCTTTTGCTGCGTGCCGATGCTGCGATGCCAATAGTTATCTTTGAGAACTTTAAGAAGTCCAGGTGCTTCCTTTTCGTAATGACGCATCTGGCATTCTTGCTCAACAGCAAGACCAATAGCGTCACACACGTTAACAGCTTGGTTGCTTTTGTCTTTATATGAGAAAACCTTATCAAAGGTTAGCTTAACAGCAATAGCTGCAGCTGCAAGTGGCTCAACATCAGCAAGATACTTTTGTATCTCCTTAAATGCTACACCAGTCTTACCACGTTTGATTGCATATTCTACAGTCTGCTCAATACGTGCCACCACAAGAGGCAGCAAGGTATCAATAGAAGCAGCTCCGTACACAGTAGCAGACGCATAGCTTTTAGCTTCTAACTCACGTGTGTTCTTGTGTAGTTTCTTGAGACCTTGTGAGATTGCATCACGCTCAAGTTGTATCTGTTCGTCAATCTCAGCTGGTGTAGGCAATAGGCTCCTCCATGTCAGACACTAACGCATCTGTAGCTGCGTCCTTGTGTTGTGTGAATGTGGTTAGATCGTAGCACTCAGCTAGCTCAGGGTAAGCTTCACTCAGCTCTTCAAATTGTTCAATCGAGATAATGCTCATCAGTAACGGGTGTAACGTGGCGGATTTGGTCTTCAGTTACTACAGTAAACTCTACACCGTCAGACATAAGTGAACGGATGCGATTCTCTGCAGCATGTTGTTGTTGGTAAACGTACTCTTTGACTTTACCTTTGTGGTTTGTGGCACGGATTATACAGCAGACAGAAGATGGTATCTCCCACCCACGTAATTTCCAGTCCTCAAACTCTTCCCATGTTGGTGTGTGTAGGAAGTCCTCTGGCATTTCTTGCCATGCTTCCCAGTTATTTGGATAATACTTACCACTCATCACATAATCGTACATCAAGGACAAACTGACTGCCACCGGACAATTCAGCAGCAGCCCATGCAGCGTGCTCTGAATCGGGTGCTAGAAGATAGCGCACCTGACTGTCATCTGTCCGCTTGTATTCATACTCCTTCAGTGTTTGTTTTTTTAGCACGGCGAGCAGGGCGAGGTTTAGGTTTAGCAGTAAATGTTTCACGTTGTGCTAGCTCTTTGTAGATAGCATCCCATTTGTGATTTTTATCACCGTAGTAATGTAGCCAACACATAATGGCATTTTTGATGAAATAATCATCGTCGAGTGATTTAGCGTTCATTTTTTGTAGTAGTTAGAGGTAATACGGTTAGCACGTTGCCAGATGATAGCAGTGCTAAACAATCCTACCATGCCGACAATAGCCAGGATGATAGTCTGTTCGTTCCAAATCATAGCTGCGTCCTTGCGATGAATGTGTTTTGAGATAAAAATATAATAGCGACACAGTATAATTGCATCGCTATTACAATTAATCAGAAGTTACGATTGAAGAAATAGTAATCACCAGAATCACGATCGTACACTGTGAAGAAATTGTGTTGGAAGGATTGATGCCACATGAGTTCATAATCAAGTGCAGTTTGCATGAATGTAGGCATTGAACGAATCACATCTGCATAGCAATCTTCACACAAATCCTCGACAAATCCGTCAGTGGATGGATAACAACCATAGTAAGCATCGTCAAGTTGCTCTTCACTATTGATACCCCAATCGTCTAGCTCGTTGATAAAATGCTCGATACGATCAGGATCAATTGTGTCAAACAACTCAGACACACGTTGTTGATAGTCAGTCATCTCAGGTGCAAGCAGCATAGTGTTGTAAATGTGTTGTTTAATTAGCGACACGTTAGTGTAGCGTTAGTGACAAGAAAGTAAGCTAATCAGCCAATTACAGTTGTCATGTTGGGTTTGCAATACGCATTGACAAACTTACCAAACGACTCAATCTCACCAAAGAAAACATCAGTAATTGCATCAACACTTACGTTGTCATAGAGATAAGTTTTGTCGTTATTCTTGAACTGAACAATAACTTGATTAGTAGAAGGGTTTAACAAGATGTTACGAACGATAGAAGAATTGATGGTGTTAGGCTTAAAGAACATGGTAAATTGGGAATTGTGTGTGTGTGAATGTGAAACGAGTAATCGAATGCAATGCGATTGCATCCGTTAGTTATCAAGCAAACGTAGGGATTGCACCATAGGTTTGAGTAGACTTGACGCGCTTGTTTGCAAGCAGGTTGCTGTTAACCCAGAAACCAAGAGAAATGTTACGTTGCAACTGCAGGTTAGCAATAGCACGACGAGACACATTGGAATAGCGATAAACACTACCGTTGTTGAACATAACATCAACTACACCATTGAGAAAGTCAGTGCTGATGCAGTGAATAGCAGTAGAAGTACGCTTGATGAACATGATGGAAATGAATGAGTAAGGTGAACAAATGGTAGCAATGAGTGCTACTGAGAGGCGATAATGCCTCAGAGTAACAGTCAATTGTTGGTATCGTATTTCTCAACTGCTGCTAAAATAGCATCGACATCGAAGTCATGCAGCATATCAAAGTCAGAATCAGTGTCATTGTCATCACAGAATTGATCAGCGAGAATGTCATCGAGCATGTCAGAGTTGGTTTGTTGTTTGTTCATGATCTTAGTATGGCAGAGAATCAGGTGAAAGTCAAGTGGTAGTGGACAGTTAGTTGACTGGTTGATAGTACGTGTGTTCTACAGCGTCAGATATTTCATGATGCACAATGCCATTAATCTTGGCAGGTTTGTTACGCTTACCCTTTGGCACTTTGTCGCACCACATGAGCGTTTTGATTGGTTTACTACCGCGCGTAAATGTGACTTCTTTTAGTTTAACCTTAGTTGTCATCGTTATCAAACACGCGCAAAAGTGTAACCATGTTCAAACTCAATGTCAGTCTCATCATTATCCATGATGAACCACTCAAACTTGCGCTGATATACACCGCATTTGTAACCATCACACAACCCATTAATTAATGCATTGAGTCGTGATTTGGTTGTGTTTGATTGCCAACCACCATCATAAATCTCAACACTGTTGTCATCAATGGTAGCAATAAGATTCTTGTGAAGATATACACAACACACATCACGTGAAGGAGAATATAATACCTCAGTGTTGTCTTTTCTCCAGTCTTTCTTGTTACCTACAGCGTAAACCATTTGTTGTTCGATGAGTCGCATTGTCACTCCTTGATTGTCGATGCTGTAAGCATAGCACCAAACACGCTATAAGTCAACCCCTGATTGCACCAATCTCAATATACTCATCAATGGGTAATAATGCATAAGATGTGCTAATATGCGCAGACAGATGTTTTGATATTGATAACCATTCTCAAAATATATTTAACACGTGCAATCCTTGCCGCTCGCTTCGCTCGCTCCCTGCAATCGTCAGGTGAAATAAATATTTACACGGGGCAATCATGATCATCAGTGAGAGCGAGCGTAGCGAGCGGTTAACATTAGTTATAACGACACAATTTAATTTGTATTTATAATACCCCCAATGGGGGATTTATTTGTAATTCTTATTAGCAGATAGGGCTCACAAATTTTTGTCAAAATTTAGCACAAGATAAATAATATAAGAGACCGCTACCAGCATAATAGCGATCATCCACACAACACTCCAAACAATCATAGCAGGTTAGCGCATATTAACGCGTATAACGTCACCTATTAACAGAACATAGCAGCATAAACGGTAGGAAACTGTTGTTCAATGAGTGATTTAACTTGATCTGCGATCTGTTTATGCTCTAACTGCGTACCATTGGCGCATCTTAGGTCAGTATAATGCAACCAAGAGCGAAGAGTACCGTTCATATAGAGTTTAGTAGGGCTAGCAAGGGGTAATATGTCTCTTGCACACTCTTTTGCTACACCAGCAAGTAACATTTCATCATAAAGAGCTTGAGATAGATCAAACAAGCTATTAATCTTCACATTAAAGTCATTTACTGTTGTTTTATTAAGATCATCAGTACTATTTTGTCTATTCTTGAGGTCTTGCCTTCTTAACTGAGGAATTAACAAAGGTTCAGTCACCTGTGCGTACCTTTGACTAAATTCTTGAAAGGAGAATGATCTATGGCGTAAGATTTGAGCAGCAACACTTCGGGTTGTCTCAATTTGTACACACATATTAACCATTTCAAAGGGAGACCAATGACGATGTTTAATTAGGTACTTAATCAGTCGTTCTGATTCGGGGTTATCTTGATTATTTGGGTTAGATACCCGTGCCATATAAGCAATCAAGGATTCAGCATCAGGTGTTACGTGAACTAATTCTACGTTATGCATACAGTAGTATAGGTTGTGGTGGGATTAGTGTTTGGATGGGGATGAGTAATAAGTACTCACGGGATTCACCCGTTAGAGGAAGTGGAGTAGATGAATGAACAAAGAGGGAGGTGTTGTCGTTTGGGTTTAGCTCCTCCTCGCTGTTCATTAGTAAAAGGGGAGGACGACGAAGTCGTTTCTCCCCCTCGAGGGGTTGGGTCCACCCTTCCCTTCCCCCCTATACATGTCGGATCTGCTTAAACCCAGTTGGGGACTGAAGTTTTAGAGTTACCTTTTGCTTGTTGTCGTTGCTCTAAATTCATGCCTAAAACCATATGATTTGCAGAGGCTTGGGGGTCATCAATCATCTCTTCGATCATTGCATTCCACTCCATACGTTTACGTTCTTTAATAGCTTCTTGGGCACTAATACCTAAGGCATCTGTAAAGTATTGAACACCTTGAGCTAAGCAATCAATTCTGTCGTCATGTTTAACTGCACCTTTCTCACGACACATTCTACTCATTTGGTAGAACAACATGTACATCAGTCGTTTTTCAGGAGCTTCATCGGGGTTGGACTTGAAGTCCCATTCAATAACTGATCTGTCGATAATGAGTCGGTGTTGATTGAGGACGGGTTCAAGGGAGTCAATGATTCGATCTTCTTTTCTAACCGTTGCTCTAACTTCTTCAACATCAATTCGTTGATTTGTTTGTTGAAGATGTTTGCGGAACAACTCGCTAACAATGCCGTCACCAAAGTTAGTTTCAATGACAAGTTTAGATACTTCATACTTTTTACAACCTTTTAGAATGTCCAATAATGTTTGGTCTGAGTATCCGTCTCTGTAAGCACGCATTTCATGCAAGTACAGGAAACCGTTTCGTTGTGAGAGATAAGCTGCAGTCGTCTCATCCGTACCACGACCCGACGGGTCAATGCTGCAGATTGTTTCTTGGTAGGGATCCCAATCTCCTTGGAGCTGCATAGGACTGTAGAAATAGTCTCCAGGGAGCCCAACAATTGGGAGGTCTTTGATAACGTTTTGGGGGTCTGAGCACCAAACGACGGATTCGGGAGCAGACTTAGGGTTAACACTGGTAACGACCAGATCAGCACATTTGAGTGGAAATTTGTCAGCATCGGATAAACTTGTGTCTAACATGAACTGCAACATAAAGTTGCTACGACCCATTGAAGCCTCACGTTCAATCAGGTCTTCATTATCAAATCTATCATCTGTTACGTCCCATTTCTCTGCACCATTATCAAGGTCATCGACCAGCTGAGGGGCTAGAAGACCCTCGTAATTAGTTGTCTTACGTGGATAACGTGCAGGCCAGACAAAGGGCTTGTAAGAGCGTTCTGCAAGCCTCTTATAGACCGTAAACGTAGTCTGAGGTGTACCAAGGTACATGATTCGACTATCTTCTTTTGGGGTAAGGATAGATTCAGCCTCTGTACAGAGTTGAAGTAGTTTTTCCCTCATCAATTCAGTCATTGAGTTACCAGGAACTTCAATGTCATCAAGGATCATAAGATCTGCACGACTACCGGTAAGCTGACCTGTAATACCCACTGATTTAACAGAAGGTGCTTGGTGAGGAGAACAATTAATATCAAACGATACCCTAGACCAGCGAGAGTCGTCTGATTTAGGGCGCATGTGAGCCAACCAAGGTGTTTCAATGATTAGTTTTTGTAGAAAGATTGACATGTTATCTGCCCGTTCTTTAGAGGCAGAAATAATCATTATCTTTTTCTCAGCATTGTTAAACAAAGTCCAAAGAACAAAAGCACCGGTAATCCAGGACTTACCAACACCTCGGAAGGCTTGGATTTGTAGACGCTTTGGACCGTGTTGAAGGTAGTCAGCAATTGCATACTGTGCACGGGTAGGATTAGGCAGATCAAGCTGCGCCCACAGAGCCTGCAGGAACAGCTTGAAATCGTCTTTAAGTAGTTCTAGGGTGTTCATAAATTAAAAGCCAAACAATACTGCACCACCTACAGTTTTAAGACCACCAACAACCTGTTTACCAAGGTATTCGAGTTCATTAAGTGGGTCAGTTACAACTTTTTCTATAGTGTTAGAAAAACGCATTGGATCAGGTTTACCTTGTGCAAGAGCTTGTTGTCTAAGAATTTCAACGGTTTCTGGTAATTGCTGATTGATCTTAGCAGTACGTTTTTTATCTTTAACTTGCTGCATAGTACCAACAAACCCTTCTCCTGTTGCACCTTCCAAAATTGCATCAGCAACTTGATAACCAGTATAAGCCGCTGCTGCAGGTCCCAATACTTTACCAGCGGCAGTAGCAACATTAGAAGCACCAGGTATTTGAGCTAATCTAGCTGCATCTAAAGCAGTACCACTTGACAAAACGCTTTGTGCTAAAGCACCGACACCTGCTCCCATAACAGCTTGTTTTGCTGCTTCCCCAGGTTTACCCTGAAATAGAGCTTTAATGGATTCAGGTTCAACAAAATTAGCTGCACCCATTAATGCTCCAAAAGGGTTCTTCATAATCATATCTACAGGCGCTGCAAATGGGTTAACAGCATGTAAAAGCTGCGCCTTACCATTTACCGTTGTAAGAACAGGTTTGTAGATAATGTTTAGGTCTCGGAATTGTTTAATGACTTCAGGAGTCCTAAGTGGGTTATTAATATCTAATGGATCTCCAAATCTGTCTAACAGTTTCTTGCCTTCAGGGTTAGCAGCAATATCTTCTAAAATAGAGTTGTTTCTAGCTACAACTAAAGGGTCAACCTGAGCAGCACGGGTAATGCCTCCTTGAATACGCATAGATTCAGCACCACCCGCAACCCGTTCTTTAACAGTGCTATTAGGACCAAGTTCTAACGTAGGAGCAGTAGATGCTTTGTTTTTGTAATCAGTTTTACCAGTGTTTGGATCAGCATGATAAATCCTGTGACCACCTTTAGCTTCAGTATCTGAAAGGTTTTGTAAAGTTGAGCCAATATCACCCTCCTTTGCTTCTCGCAGACCTTGAATAACTTGATACCTTATATTAGGATCTGGATCATAAATTGCCCTAAACAACTGTTTAAGGGAATCATTATGGTGCATAGTACTTTTACCACCAGTATAACCCATAGGGTCTAACTGCATGTCTTCAAGAAATTTTTTACCTACTCCATAATAACCTTCTCCAATATATTTAATATTTTTAGTAGGAGTATAACCTGCAAACAGTTCAGGTGTTGATACAACGTCTGCTAAAGCACGTGTGGCATTAGTCAGTCGTTTAGCCGCAGATGCTGATTTAGGGTTAGATTTATCTGAAGCAATCGCTTGAAGACGATCAATTTCTTCCAAAATCTGCATTACTTGACGCTGGTTAATCTCCATCAACTCTCTATCAGGAATTGGTATCCCTGATAAATCATAACTTTTCATTTAAGTAATATACTCCATAATAAGTTTTTCACGGAGTCTATTAACTCCAAATTTGTCTCTCATCCAAGAGATGACGGGTGCACTTCCTTTGTCCTGATTACAACTGGTACACGCACATACGACATTCGTTGCAACGTCTTCACCCCCACGACTGCGAGGATGGACGTGATCAATAGATAGTTGAGATAAGTCATAAGTCTTTCCGCAATAAATACATGTATGGTCGAAATGTTCCTTAATGCTGCGCCTCCACAGGCGCTTAGCTTCTGGAGAGGTCATAACGATTAAGTTGTAAAGGTAGTCGTCAGGAGAAGGAAGTAGAGGTGTCATGCGCGGCCTTTTCGTGCTCGGTTTTTAGATGCTTTTTCAAGGAATGTAGAACCATTCTTTTTGTGTGAAACATCTTTACCATCGCCGTTTCCGTAGGTACCACGTTTGCGATTCTCCTTATTTAATTTGGTGCGTTTTTTAATTTGTAGTTCACTAGAGTCATACTTTTTTTGATATGACTTATAGTTACCGTTAGCGTATTTAGCACCACTAAATTTAGACTTTCGGGCCATAAAGCCTCCGTTGGACAAGTTCGGGGTCAACAGTTGGCATGATGTTTGCCAATTTATCAAGTGGGCTACCTTCAAAGGCTACACCACTGATATCATTAGTTTTTAACCAGTCACAAGCTGCTTTCAAATCAGCAGTA